TCAATCCTAAAATTATAAATCTTGACACCCCCCTTGACGAGACGGTATATCGCATTTACATACAACCTTCATCGTTTGCTGTCGATGTAACGTGTTTAGGCACAGAGTGTTACGAGGTAGAGAACTTTGGTAAGTATGTAAGTGATTTGCCAGATTGGATACAGGGGAAACTAGCAGTGCTTATGATGATGGGGGAAGATGACTATGGTCACGTAATCGAAGGTGTAGGTTTTCGCAAAGACCGTCATGTCTTTTACGTTAGCCATGAGGCTAACCCTGTCAGTAGAGACAAGTTGGAGATGTTATCGTTTTCTGTGTGCCTTAAAATTCCCTTGGAGTGTACGCGCCCTCTAGAAGGAGTTGTAGATGGGTGACACAGAATTAAGCACGTTCCAACAGGCGCAGTTGCGTTGGCTCAAGCGGCAAGTAGACAACCTGCAAGAAGAACAGTGGCGCAATGATGCGAGGCCCCGCGTAAAACAAGAACTCTGTGCAGCTCGTGAGGAGTTGGATACTTACGTGAAGAACCTTCGTAACGCAGGAGTGAAGATATGACACCGGAAGCGAAGGTAAAGAAGAAGGTAGTACGCATTCTGAAAGATGCGGGTGCGTATTACTTCTATCCTGTGACGGGTGGGTACGGGCGCAGCGGTGTGCCTGATGTAGTGGCATGTCTGGGAGGGTACTTCCTTGGCATCGAATGTAAGGCGGGGAAGAACAAACCGACCCCGCTACAACAGAAAAACTTGGACGATATAGACACAGCAGGAGGAGTAGCACTGATTATTAACGAGGATAATCTTGGTCTGTTACAGGCCGAAATAATAAAAATTCAAAATGGAGAATAGATAGCCGCAATGGATATCACACACGAACAACTGAAAAAACTTTTTGGCGAAGTAAAAGAAGTCGTTATGATTATGGAGCGTATCCCGCATAATGCAGGGGGCGCAGGGTTCGCTGTCACTACTGAGGGCGCAAGCTGTTTTGTCGGTAAAAATTATATCGAAAACAATAATCTGCAAGAAGGCGATTTCTTTACAGCGCGTGTTGCGCCTAACATGGGTAGCCACAAGACGAACACCCCCCACAAGGTAGTGGGTAAGGTTGCGCTATTGGACGGGCTAGATCCGTTTGACGAAACACCTTCACCGAGGGTGCAGCAAGCTACGCTAGAGGACCGCATTACGGCTCTTATGCGTGACGAAGAACACTCATACCCGCACAGGGTTGGGGAGTTAGCCAGTAAGCTAACTTCTGACACCGCAGCAGTTCAGCTTGCGTTACAGCGTATGCATACTGCGGGTGAGATATGGGAAGCAAAGATAGAACGTAAGGGTACGCAAACAAAAGCGTCTTACGTTTTGTGGGCGCTCGACGACGAGTGGTTTGCACTTGACTACGAGTGATAAGGATCGGGGGTGCGGCTTGTACGGTCGTACCCTTGAAGAGTTCATTCACGCCATGCACGGCTTGAATGTTATTTGGAAACCAAAGAAAAGTGGCGAAGAGCCACCGTTTTAAAGGAGAATAACTATGAGTGTAATTGGTAAAAAAGCAGAAAAAGTTTGGGCGTATCTTGTGAGGCACCCAAAGGCCTCTAATGCAAAAGTTGCTAAAGCGTGTGGCTGCTCGTCATCGTATGTATATCTGCTCAAGAAAAAGATCGGCACACCGAAAGAAGTGTTGGAAGAAGCAAATCTAACTGTAACACGTTCCGACGTTCTCGACACAGCTAAAGACTACGTGACGAAGGATCGTGCTGCGGAGCATGGTGACATGGAGACTAACTTCAGCACTATTGCGCAATACTGGTCTGTGCATCTGGACGCGCAAATAACCCCGACAGATGTTGCGGTTATGATGAACCTTCTCAAGGTTGCGCGAATAAAGTCTAACCCAAAGTCTAAAGATAATTGGGTTGACGGTGCAGGGTACATGGCTTGCGGTGGAGAGATTGCCAGTGCCTTACGTTCGTAAGCCTAGTAAGTCCAAGAAAGCGAAGATTGGGGCGGGCGTCTATGACGCTCGCTTCAACGACAAAAAAGTAACGCTACCCAAAGCACCGTGGGAGGACGACGAAGATGGACATAGTGACGTTGGATTTCGAGACGTACTACGACAAGGAGTACAGTCTGTCGAAGATGACGACTGAAGAATATATCCGTGACGACAGGTTTGAGATTATTGGGTTAGCTGTAAAAAAGAATGATAAGCCAACACGTTGGCTACAAGGTGAGGAACTCACTACACGTTTCTTATCACACGTAGACTTCTCGTCCTGCGCTATACTTTGTCATAACACCGCGTTTGATGGGGCGATACTAGGGTGGCGGTTTGGTGTGAAGCCGAAACTGTGGCTTGATACAATGTGCATGGCCCGTGCGTTACAGGGCACGGAAAAGAGTGTGAGCCTAAAGGCTGTGGCTGAACGCTATGGCGTTGGAGCCAAGGGTGATGAAGTTACCCGTGCGTTAGCCAAGCGGCTAACTGATTTTAGCGAAGAAGAAATTGCAAAGTATGCAGAGTATTCTCGTAACGATGTGGACCTGACATACGAGATTTTTAAGCTGATGTTCAGCGGAATAGTTGGAAACCAGTTCCCACAACAAGAGTTACAGCTAATAGATCGCACGTTGCGGATGTTTATTGAGCCTACGCTTGACCTAGATTTGTTCTTGTTGGAGCAACATCTGGAAGAAGTGCGTGAACGCAAGGACAAGCTGCTACGCGATGCGAACATAACCGACAAAAAAGATTTGATGTCGAACAACAGGTTCGCTGAGTTGCTTACAAGTCTTGGCGTTGAGCCGCCGAAGAAGATCAGCCCAACGACAGGCAAAGAAACTTTTGCCTTTGCTAAGTCTGACGAGGCGTTCAAAGCGTTGCTAGAACATAGCGACGATAGAGTGCAGTCGTTAGTCTCTGCACGTTTGGGTACTAAAAGTACCTTGGAAGAAACACGTACCGAGAGGTTTATATCCATTGGTAAACGTGGACTTCTCCCGGTTCCGATTAGGTATTACGCGGCGCACACAGGTCGGTGGGGTGGACAGGATAAGATCAACCTGCAAAACCTGCCGAGCCGAGGGCCGAATGCGAAGAAACTCAAGAGCAGTATTATAGCTCCCGAAGGCTATACGCTCATAGATGCGGACAGCGCACAGATCGAAGCTAGAGTTTTAGCATGGCTTGCAGAGCAAAATGATTTAGTTAGCCAGTTCGCTAACGGTGAAGATGTGTACATAAAAATGGCTGCGCGTATATACGGCTGCGAAGAAGCGACCGTTACGAAAGATCAACGCTTTGTAGGCAAGACTACTATTCTTGGTGCAGGGTACGGCATGGGCGGCGTAAAGTTCCAAGCTCAGCTAAAAAACTTTGGCTTTGAAATACCCGTCGAAGAAGCCAAGCGGATCATAAATATCTACCGCAGTATCAATCACAGCATAGATAGACTGTGGAAGGACGCGCAGTTTGCGCTGGAGCAGATGACACACAACGGCCCAGTTCGATTTGGGCGCAGGGATGTTCTAAAAGTTCTACCAAAAGAGAACGCCATTCAGTTACCATCAGGTCTTTGTATACATTACGAGGACTTGAAGTATGAGATGACCGAGGAAGGGTCACGCGAATATAGGTATAAAGTACGGCGGGGCCGAAACAGAATTTACGGTGGCAAGATGGTGGAGAACGTGTGCCAAGCCATAGCTCGCTGCATAATTGGCGAGCAGTTGCTAAGTATATCCGAAAGATATAAAGTTGTCCTTACCGTGCATGACTCGATTGTTTGCTGTGTGAAGGACGAAGAAGTTCCCGAAGCACAAGCGTACATAGAAGAATGTATGCGCAAGGCACCAGATTGGGCCGCAGACCTACCTATAGACTGCGAGAGCGGCACGGGTAAATCGTATGGGGAATGTGAATGAGTAAAGCAGCGCCGTGGTCGTTTAGTCGGATCAAAGCATTTGAGCAGTGCCCCAAGCAGTTCTACCATGAGAAGGTGCTGAAGCAGTATCCGTTCATCCAGACGGAAGCTATGATCTACGGCAATCAATTCCATAAAGCCTGCGAAGACTACATCGGTAAGGGCGAGCCGCTCCCCGAGAGGTTTATGTATATTAAAGATGCGTTGGACAAACTGAACCAACGTGAAGGCGTAAAGATATGTGAGCAGCGGTTAGGAGTAACGGCTAACTTGGAGCCATGCACCTTTGGCGCTAGGAACGTATGGTTTCGTGGTATTGTGGACCTTGCCATCCTTGACGAAGATAGCGGTATCGGTTGGATCATCGACTACAAAACTGGCAAGTCTGCAAAGTACGCAGACAAAGGGCAGCTAGAGTTGATGGCGTTGGCGATATTTGCGCACTACCCCAAGATAACAAGCATACGCGCAGGGCTACTGTTCGTGGTGGCAAACAAACTCGTAAAAGAAACGTATGAAGTTGCAGATAGGGCTAATCTTTGGGAGAAATGGTCTTCAAACTATGCTACAATGGAGAAGGCGTTTGAGGCAGATGTGTGGAACCCCCGCCCCTCTGGACTATGCAAGCGTCATTGCCCTGTAACCGAATGCGCCCACAACGGGAGTAACTGATGCCCTATAAGAACAAACCCCGCCCGTACAAAAAAGAGTACAAGCAGCAGAAAGACCGCGAAGAGCATAGCGACCGCATGGAGCGGCAACGTGCGCGGCGTAAGATGGATAAGACCGGCAAAGATGCCAACAAGAACGGCAAAGCCGACAAGCGCGAGGGTAAAGATATCGCGCACAAGAAACCGCTCAGCAAGGGCGGATCAAATAAAGACGGTGTAAAAGTACAAAGCCGCAAGAAAAATAGAGCCGCTGGCGGTGCGTTAAGCCGTGGAAAGCGCAAGAAGTAATTGGAGAATAACATGCAGATTGTACAGGATAAAGCCATCCTGCTTACGCTGCCTAACCCGAAGCAAATCACAACAGTGATTGCAAAGAGTAAGGAGTTGTCGATGAATGAAGTCGTCGTGAATTGGGGTATCGACGAGGCCCATAAGCTGAAAGCATTGAACATAAAGGTGCCTTCACCGATTGAGAAACGCTATTCGTGGGTGGGTAAGTACAAGCCTTACCAACACCAGAAAGACACGGCGGCGTTTCTTACCATGAACAAGCGAGGCTTCTGCTTCAATGAGCAAGGCACAGGCAAAACAGCCAGTGCAATATGGGCCGCAGACTTCTTGATGACGCAAGGTATTATACGGCGAGTTCTTGTCGTGTGTCCTTTATCTATCATGGACAGCGCATGGCGCGAGGATTTGTTTAGTTTTGCTATGCATCGCACCGTGGACGTTGCGCATGGCGCGAAAGAGAAACGCAAAAAGATAATAAACAGCGGGGCCGATTTCGTCATCATAAACTATGACGGTGTTGAGGTTGTGGCAGATGCTATCGCCAAGGGTGGGTTTGACCTAATCATCATAGACGAGGCAACGCACTATAAGAACGCGCAGACCAAGCGGTGGAAAACGCTCAAGAAGCTTGTCAAAGATGATACATGGCTATGGCTTATGACGGGCACACCTGCCGCGCAGTCGCCGCTAGATGCATATGGGCTTGCCAAGCTGGTGAACCCGCAGAGTGTGCCTAGTTTCTTCAGTTCGTTCCGCGATCAGATTATGATGAAGATTACCCAGTTTAAGTGGGTGCCGAAAGAGAACGCCAAGAGTACGGTATTCCGTGCGCTTCAGCCTGCTATACGCTTCACCAAAGAAGAGTGTTTGGACCTGCCTGACATGGTATACACCAAACGTAGGGTAGAGATGACCAAGCAGCAGCAAACATTCTACGAGCTATTGCGCAAGCGTATGGTTATGGAAGTTGCCGGTGAAAGTGTGACAGCGGTGAACGCTGCGGTGAACCTAAACAAACTGCTACAGATATCGGCAGGGGCTATATACACCGACGAAGGTGACACCGTGCAGTTCGATATCTCCAACAGGTACAAGGTGCTGAAAGAGGTGATAGACGAATGCTCGCAGAAAGTGCTTGTGTTTATTCCGTTCCGACACACCATAGACTTGTTAGCCGATAAGCTAACTAAAGACGGCATAACGTCCGCTATCATACGAGGAGATGTAGCTGCGCATAAACGCACTGAGATATTCTCGCAGTTCCAAAGCGAAAAAGACCCCAAGGTCTTGCTTATACAACCCCAAGCCGCAGCACACGGGGTTACGCTTACAGCAGCAAATACTGTTGTGTGGTGGGGGCCGACACCCTCGTTGGAAACCTACGCGCAAGCAAATGCTAGGGTCCACAGATCGGGGCAGAAGCATAAATGCACAGTGATACAGCTTGCGGGTTCGTTTGTTGAGAACCGCGTGTACAAGTTGTTGGATGACAAGATAAGTACGCATACAGAGATTATTGATTTGTATAAAGAAGTGCTTGACTAGCTTATGTTTACTAACTATATGCCATGTATAACTAAGTTTGGAGAGTTTTATGCAAGTTCCTGTAGAGAAGCTTACGAAAGCGTACATTAAGATACGCGAAAAACGTGCGGAGTTGTCGGCTAGTTTCAAAGATGAAGACGCAAAGCTCGCTGATAAGATGAATACTATCAAGCGCGCATTGTTAGATCATTGCGAAGAACATAGCGTAGAGAGTGTTAGGACAACAGAAGGGTTGTTCTACCGAACCGTTAAGCAGCGGTATTGGACAAATGACTGGGAGCAGATGCATCACTTTATTATGGAGCATCAAGTACCAGAGTTGTTGGAGAAGCGGCTTAACCAAACCCACATGCGGCAGTTTTTAGAGGAGCATCCTGATGTGCTACCCAAAGGGCTTAATGTGGATAGCGAGTATGCAATTTCAGT